TTGTCTTAGTGCCTGTTGGTGTATTAATGAAAGTTAATGTAGTATTGCCTGTAAGATGAAGCTTAATGCTATCATATAAAGATACATCTATATTTATTGCGCCTGTAGCTGTTAAGTTTTCAAAAGTATTATTTACAACTCCACCACCGCCAATTACCAATGTCGCTGTAACCTCTACAACTTGACCTTGCCATTCTATTGTTATATCGTTCATATTGTGTAGTGTTTTAAGGTCGTAAATTCAACTTTTATAAGTGTTGCTCTTTGTCCGTTTGCGAGTGTTATTTCTATGTCTCCTGTTAGCGTTCCAACGGGAAAATCATTTTCTGCAAAAGGCACTTCATCAATCTCAAAACTTGTAGCATCTATAATTGTTATTCCTGCTCCACTAGAAACATCAAATATTTTGCTAGAACCTTGGTACAATTGCATTCTAATTGTTGCACCAGTTAAATCCAAATTAATATCTTTAAACAGAAACCTAGGTATTGTATCACCTTGCACAATTACGGGCTTGTATTGCGTTGTCCAAAACGCTTGTGGTATCTTTAATGTCGCTTGTTCACTCATTTTAAAATCCTTTATGTATTCGTGTTGTTAGTGGTAAATCCAATTCGTGCCATATTCTATGCTATTTTATACCTGATAATTACAATTCCGCTACCACCGTCACCACCTGTTGATGTTTCATCGTAGCCACCGCCACCGCCACCCCCCGTATTAGCGCTACCGTCAGAACCACTTGCCCCCGCATCACCGCCACCACCTGTACCGCCTGTGCCATTACCTCCCCTTGATGGACTACTCGCACCTCCACCCCCACCTGCATACGTTACCGAACTACCTGTAATAGAGGATGCAATTCCTGCACCCCCATTTGAATTGCCATCTATATTTGTGGAATTTCCTTCTGCGCCTGCGCCACCGCCACCACCTGTTCCAACATCATCTGCACTGTTTGACCGTGTTCCATTCGCTCCTTTATTCCCGTTCCCTGTCGAATCTCCCCCCGTTCCGATACCGCATCCACTGGGGCCGAAATAAGCGCCACCTGCGCCCCCTCCTGAACCACCATCACCACCATCAACAATCAGCTGGTTTGTTGAGCATGAGTCATTTTCGGCTCTTGCGCCTCCCTGACCGCCACCATCTACACTCAAGATACCTGCAATAGATGAGCCATTACCATTTGCCCCGTTGGAAGCATCGGTTGTCGAGCTTGAGGAGCCGCCTGAACCGCCTGCGCCTACACTTATAGCGTATTCACCTGCATCCAATAACTCGGTTAATGCTTTATACCCACCTGCGCCACCGCCACCTGCTCGATAAGCACCACCGCCACCGCCACCGCCTACGACCAACATTTCCATTTCACCGCCAACAGTTATATCGAAGGTGCCATTTCCAGTAAATTTATGGACTCGGTAGTTGTCAGAACCTACGGTAATGTCGGATGTTGTACCCCCTGTTGCCGAAGCAAACACAACAGGCGCTTCGGATTCACTGTCGCTTTCAATACCCGTGTCAAAACTGTTGATTGCCCTGATTTTCACAGAGTACGTTTCATCATTATCAAGCCCTGTAATGTCAAACGGTGAATCAGCGGTTCCTGCGCTTATCCAATCTCCTGCATTAATGGAATATTCGTAATCGGTAATCGTCAAATTCCCATCATCAATACCCGTAACTGTCACCGTGAGCTTGGAATCACCGCCACTGAGCGTAAATGTCGGTTTACTCGGCTTGTATTGGTAAAATACATCTGCACTTGCATTCTTTGGCTCTATGTTAGTGATAATCGGGACTTGGTTAAAAATGCCTTCAAAACGCTCACTGAGGTACTCAATAATATCCGTTCGTTTTGTACCGTCCTCGGTGTGAAATTCGTTATAGACCGCCAGGAAATACAAGTCGCCTTCAAAGCGATCTTCTGAGGTAATCAGCCTGTCGCCCAACGTAAATATCTCCCCATCATCAAACAGGGTAAAGCTCGATACCTGTTGAGAGGTAATTAGAATGTCATTGCGCCAAATTTCCATCAGGTTATTTCTGACCTTAAATTCCCATAGATACACCTTGTCAAAAGCGGAGTTGAAATCCGTTAGGAGCCTTCCCCCATCGTTTTTGTCTCCAAAATCAAAAGCAATCACATCAGAACCCGAAGAAAGACGGTAGGGAAGATGAAGATTAATCCCGTTGTTGTTATTGTAAGGGATCGTGTGGATGATAGATGATTTTTGTGCCGTAGCTGTGGAGCTTATCAGGTACATCGTTATCTCATCGGTAAACTCGGATGTTTTTACCCCTGTGTTAAAAAAGGTTTGACTGCCTGTAAATCGGATAGCATCGTTCGTTCCAAAGGCATCTGAAATCAACTCGGCTTCACCAAGCCCCTGAGTAAAATGATCTTCATGAACAGGGTCGTTGATTCGGGTGACAACAGTTCCGGTTGTTTCTACATCCAACGCATCCACATAGAGCATGAGACTCGCTGTTGGTGTCTGAACGCTTGTTGGTCGAATCGTAATGTCCTGCGTAGTTGTACCGTTGGCATTCGTAGCACTCAGGGTAATTTTATACAGCCTACCATTCACCAATCCCGTAAGTTCGGCACAGCTAATCTTGTCTAAAGGCAACTCAACAGGTTCTTCGCCTTCAATAGTATATGTCAGTTTTGTCAGTGGTGAACTCATAGGTAGTAATTTACCGTTTTTCGATTAATTAGCAAGACAGCGCTCCATTGTATGTTGTGGCTATACTTGCCTCTCCGTAAGCCCCACAGCCAAATTCGGTACACGCTGATATTCGGTACTCATAGGTCGATGTCGGGGATGAGGCGGGACCGGCATCATTAAAGGTCGTTCCGATAAATCCTGTGGCTATTGTAACCCATGAACCGCCATCTTTTCTTCGTTGAAGGTTGTAATTGTCAGCCCCCGCATCAGCATCCCATTCTACACGAAGCCCCGTACCCGTTTTACAGGCAGTCGGAACATCACCGTAGATGATTGCGCTCTCCACGCTTGTTGTAACGCTTCCATCGGCTACGACTGACCCTGTAACACTAACTTCATCCGATGTTAGCACAGAGATCGTTACAGACCCATCAGCAACCACGCTACCCTGAACGGTCAGGCTTTGTTCGGTAGGAGAGGTCACCACAAGGGTAGAAACCGTTCCCGATGCCAACACAGAGCCTTCTGCGGGTATTTCTTTGGGAATGATAAAGTCATCTACCTCCCAACAAAGGGTAACCTTCTCATCCCCTGGCGTTGCCTGTAAGCTGACAATCTTCGGGGGTCGGTCTGTAATGGCAATTTCATAGGCTTCGCACTCGCATACATCCTGAACTACATCGTAATTTATCTCTGTGGGGCGAAACAGCTTGAAGGCGTAGTTCTCAGGAACGTTACTGCCTGTGAATTTAATGAGATTCCAGGGCATGATGGCTTTGGCGCTAAAAATCTGAAATTTCACGCTGTCGCTACTGCCATCAGAGCTAAGAGCCTTTTTCATGGCATTAAGCCCTGAACGACACAGTGATAAAGACGGGTCAAAATCAAAGTACCATTGCAAAGGCGTTTCGTACTTGCCTAAGAACCTATTTTGAGTGGGCTGACCAAGCGCTTTGTTTAAAAACGGGTATCCGGGCGCAAGGCTTAAATTAATTTCGGTATCATTGCCCGATATTCGCTCTAATTGCGCTTTTGCATCGGTAATCAGGGGTAATTCCCAATTTCCTGAATCGGTAGGCCATATCCCGAAGTTGTCTGTGCCGATGTTTTTCGTTTCTTCACGGGCATTAGAGTACGTTCGGGCTACTTGCTGAACGAATCCGCTACCAAGAGAGTTGTAAAACGGTTTTGTTTCGATTTCGGTAACATCATCCCAATCTATTTCAACGATTTTCTGTTCCTCAAGGCGGTTGATGTAGAAATTATTGCCGAATCCGCTTCCAAAAATCGCCCCTTCAATGGCTGCAAGCTCTTTTAGCGACTGAATAGCGGGCTCACCCTGCGTTTTTCGTAGCGTGGCGTTAACTCGGTAAAAATACGTCCCAAAGGCAGGGGGAGGTGCTTGAATGGTGAATTTGGTATCAGAAACGACACTACTGATTTTGAAGAAGATGTTACTCCCTAAAAGGCTAAATACCTCGATTGAGTTGTCCTCATTCAGCGTATTCAGGAACCCTTGCCCTATAAAGGTTAAATCACCAACGTACGTGATGGTTTTTGGCTCTATTGTCGACCCTTCAAGATCTCCTTCCTCGTAATTTTGGAATGGAGGGCTTATCATACGTGCCATAATGAACCCAACACGGGATTTTATACCATCAGCTACCGAATCGTAGTTCTTTTCGTTATACAATTCGCTTAATCCCGACTTTGAGGATAGGATTTGAGCATCATAATCATTCAAAAACACGTTCTTCATGGCGTATTCAATCCAATCCGCAACGCCTGTGCATTCAAGGGTTTCATCTGCATTGTCAGGGTCGGGCAAAAACGTCTTTAAAAGGGTCGCATCATCACTTTCAATGGCATTAAAAACGCCTAAAACCGTTGCATTCGGGTCATAACGGACTCTGCAATCCATTTTAATGACTCTATCGGCTTCTTTTAGCGAAATATCGTTGAGTTGAACTAAAAATCGGAAAATATCGCCATCAACGGTTAAATTTACGCCAACAGCCCCGTTTTGAAGCAAATAGGTTCGTAATCGGTTGTAAATATCGGTTTCATCGTAGCTATACTGAAAAATGGATATGTCCACCTTGTTATAAAGCGATTGAACGGCATCAATTTCGGGTTTATCAGGAACCAGGTCGTATTTGTACTTGATTTTACCAATATCATCAAGCTCAACGGATAAATCGGTTCCGTCATCAAGAATATCAACCTTAATCAGCCCTGTTTTACTTGTAAATTGACCTGTTATACTCATGATGTACCGATTTCAAAGGTATCGGGAATTTCTGTTTCCCGTAACAGTCCTGAAAATTGGAAATTAACCGCTTGCCTGCCGATGGTAAATTCCCTTCTGATTCCAAAGGCACTTGACCGTATATTGCACAAAACCCCATTGGCAATAGTGGTATCAGGGGATATTTTCAGTATTTTCGGGAATGCAGGGGTTTCAAAAATGTCATTCAGTAAATTCCGTAGTGGGGGAGCCTGTGAGGGTAGCATATGGCGAAAGGATATGCGTAAATCAAGCCTGAAACCGCCTACGCCTACTCTGTCGAACCCTGATAAGGAACGCTTATTCGCAGAGCCTCCAAGCCAGTCTGTGCGCCATCTACCGTCAAAATTCCATACATCATAGAGAACCTCAGGCGTATATCCCGCATCAGCCGTAAATGTGGTTCCGTCATAGGTTCCAAGCTGTATCGCAATCTGTTTAACCTGTTTAGATGTTGCCATTAGCGTGATTTCGTGGTTAAAGTCTTTGTATTAAGCTGACGGTTGCCTTCACGAGCTTTAATTGCCATCACTTCTTTGTCCAAGTCGCCTGACAGGTAAATATTGGTAGTCGATTCGGTTTGCATGGCTTCGGTATCTATGGCAACCTGTCGGGCCATTGATCCCTCATCAGCGTTGCTGATTACTTCAAAACCCATCTGAGAAGAAAGACCACCTGCCTGTTGACCGCCACTTCCCGAAGGCTTGTCACCTACTTCGGTTTGCATAATCTTACGGACATTGGCAAGTCCAAGAGCTACCGCAGCAGCAGCCTGAGTAAATCCAAGTTGCCCGCCCTGAGCAAGCGAAGCGTTGGCAGCAGCGAAGGTATCAACAAGCGCTGTGGCTACCCTGACCGCCTTGCTATCGCCAAACATCAGGTTCATTACCCCTACGGCAAGGTCAGCGTGTGCCTGCATCATGGATAAGCGGTGTTGTAACGCTTGTTCCTGAATAGCGCTCTTGGTGTCCTCTTTCTTTTGAAAAAAATCTCTTTCAGCCTGCCCCTGAGCTAACAAAAAGGCTTCCTCCTCACCTATGCCAGCTTCTAAATTCTCAATAAATAATTTGTTTCTTCGTGCAGCTTCCTGAGCATCTAATTGTGCTAATTGCTCATGCCTGCCTTTTGCAAGGCTTTTTTCAAGAGCGAGTTGCATAAGCGCATCATCGGAACGTTGTTGCTGGATTTGGTCTCGAATATTATTACGAACCTGAATTTCCTCAGATAGCACATCGTCAAGTTGATTTTGCGCATCTTCCTCAATACGCTTAATCTCTGTGGCAAGACCTTTACGGATGGCAATTTGTTCATCCTTTATTTGGTCATTTATTTTTAATATCGCCATCTTTTTAGCCTCCTCTTTCTGAACGCCCTCTATAATGTACTTCTCTGTCAAAGTCGCTATTTTTTCTTCCTTATTCTCAGTCAGAGAGGCTTCCATTTCTGCGCTTTCACGTTTTGCCTGTTGTATATCACGATTCATTTGCATTTCGACAGCAAGTCTTTGCTGACCTGAGCCTTTTAATAGGGCTATCATACGCTCATGGCGTTGCTCTGAAAGAGATAGTTGTGGGTCGTTTATGAACCGATCAACCGCTTCTTTATGCGCCTGTGCCAATGCCCGTGATTCTTCCTGAATCGTTTTAATATGCTTTTCCCGTTGCTCACGCTCGACCCGAAGTTCATCAATAATCCTTGTCTGCCTGCGAAGGAGCGTTCTATCCTGCATAGCCCTCTCGCCTTCCAGCCTGATACGTTTAGCTTTAGCTTCGTTGATAGCTTCGTTATCTTTTCTTTCATTCCGCATTAACCGACCCGCCTCAGCAGCGATAAATTCCTCAACTCTTGCCCGTTGTGTTTTTATGTCCATCAACTCCTTATTTTTCTTACGGGCTTCCTCCATAAACTTAATGCGTTCTTCGGTTGTAAACATCTCATCTTCTGCCTTTTGACGCAGCTCAGAAATAGAGGCTTCGAGCTGTGCAATAACAGGAATATCGGCAATACGCTGATCTCTTAACTCTTGCTCTTGCTCCTTTAATTGCCCTGTTGTATGGATAACCTCTCCAAGACTTAATACCGTAGCTTCGTTTGCCCCAACAAGTGCGCCTGCCTTATCTTTTACAAAATCAAATATAGAGCCTAATTGAGCCATTGTTTTTTCGGCTCTGTCAATAACAGGCTGAATCTTGGATAGCGCAAACGATAATCCACCGATAGCAAGAACAACCCCACCAATAATAGTTCCTGCCATTGCAACTTTAAGCAACTTCCATGAGTCCGCAGTCGCTAACGTACTGCTACGCAGAGCCTTCATAGTCGTATTTAGCGAGTTCAACCGACCTGCGAGTGGGCCAAGTGGGCCTTGAACAATCGCCAATGAAGAAGCAAGTGTGGACAGCGACCCCGAATAGTTACCGACATTCATGCTATGGTCGCCAATCTCAGCATTGAAGTCCTTCATGGTCTTTTTATTCTCAGCGACCGTCTCTTTCATTTTTTCGAGTTTTCCCGTATTGTCATCAAGGGGAACATCTCGCATAGCAGATTCCAAGAGCTTTGTTTCGGCTCGCAACTGATTATACGATGCTGTCTGCCCTTCGGTAGCGTTAGTGCTTGCAATCAGTTCCTTCTGATTGTCTCGGTATTCCTGGCGGGTAGATTTCAGCGCTGCCTGAGTGCGGGCTTCGGTTTCCCGTTCCTCACGCCCAATCTCATTATTGTCTTTCTTGGCGTTTCGTATTTCCTGAAGCGTATTTCGGTAAGCGTCAATTTGTTCCTGCAACTCAATCAGCTTATCAATCGCTTCCTGATTGGTTTCATTCATTTCCTCAGTAGCTTCCTTGAACTCAATGGTTTTCTGAGTCGTTTCTTCGCTACCGCCAACACCTTCTTTTTTGGCTTCTTCAAGCTCCCTGATCTTGGAAAGAGTCTTTTCGTATGACTGATCGTCAGGCTGAAATTTGATGTAATAAATTAGCTCGTCATTACCTGCCATGCGCTTTCCTTTTTGGAGCCCATTCGTAGCACTTCATTGATACAAACGCTTCGGCTATAACATCAGCAGGGTTGTCCATGATCTTTTGTGCCTCACGGGGGTTGAAGTTTCCAAGTATAAGGCTATAATACCAATAAGTACCCACATCTTCAATCCATTGCTGTTTCGATTGAGGGGGTTCGCTATTGTCAAAATCATCGGTAAATGACACTGACTTAGCGAAATGATGCTCTGCCTTGTCTAAAGAAACACTTCTTGATTCAGAAAAAAAACCTGCGTTTTCTGCAATAATGGGTATTCAAAGTTAGAATCCTCAAAAAAGGATTGTGTGAAGAACTTTTCTTTTGAATCCCAGTGGTCTTTAATCAAATTCTTGACTTCCCCGTCAACACCGATTTCGGGTTGTGGTTCCCATAAAATCTGTGCTTTCTTTTTCCAAAAATAGGCTTTTTTGGAACGCTCCATAGCGCTGAATATCAAGTCGGGGTTCTTATCAATAAACTCGTTAATCTCAACATCGACTTTGGCAATCTGTATGTGTCGAAGCTCTGTGTATGGTTGTAAGCGAACAGGAGTCCCGTTCACCTTTATTAACTCCCTAAAATCCTGCATAATTAATCCGAATAAGATTCACTGTTTGTTCGTAGCGCAGGTCGTGTAAATGTCCATTCGCCATCATCGGCTGCGCTTGCTTCGTTACGGGTTGAAATCCATTGAATATACACGGCTGTTGATGGAACCGTTGCCGTATGTGAGCGCCTGCCTGTGGCAATGAAATCTGATAGCGATTCGCTGATTACATCTTTGTCCGCATCCAAAAACCGAACACCGATATTGAAACGCACCGTAGCGCCCGAAAAGTCCGCAGAGGCAATCACCGTAGCACCTTCAAAGGGAAACAGCATAGCTTCAAATTCAACGCCATCATCTTCCGTATCAGTCGCAACGGTCTGTGATCCGGTAGAAAGGGTCGCTGTCACCGAAGCATCTTTACTCAGTCCTGAAAGCAAATTCGATGCGCCCTGAGAGAGATCGTAAAGTTTGAGTGCGTTACGCCCTAAATACCAGGCTCTTGAAAGATTTGCCATTATGCGCTCCTATATCCTTTTGGGGCTTTTGTGGTTAAGTGAATACGGTCATTCATGATAGCCGAATTGAAATCATCGTTCTGATTGAGTATCGGGTTTTCTGTCCAAACGAAGAAACCCTCGATTGTCCATCCCGATACTTCAACACGCTTGCCAACCAATGAACGAAGCGTGGCTAAGTCGGTACTACCAAGTCGAAGCACTTTAATATCAAGCTCACCTAAATGCGTATGCTCATAGGTCTGATTATCCTCAATCATGGCGCTTTCGCCTTCTTGGGTAAACCCCATAGCAGCCGAACCGTCAACGCCATCCATTATATTACTCAGGAGAACCATATCGGTACTGTCAGGGTCTTTAATCGCTAACTGACGAAGTGTAAGTGCCATTGTTCAGAGGGTTATGATTGAGTAATTGCATCAGAGATTTGTACTGACCGCTTGGAGCCATGAAGTCGGGCTTGAGTGCGGTTGCCATCATAGGTCGTTGTACCGTTGATGATAACGCCTGAAAGCTCAAGGTCGTCAGCGCCCGTTGCGCCTGTAAATTTTATGTCGGCTTTTGTGGGTTCGGCAGAAGCATCACTGTAAACACGGGTATCGTCAAGAACACCCATTTCATAAAGATTGACAGCGAATGTAATATCATAGTAATCCGTAAGAGTCTGACCGTCATCCACCTCGCTTGTCACAGGCTCAGGAGTTACCTCAGCCGATTCTACCAAGTGAAGGTCGTATGTAGAAGCGTTTCCACCACCTGCATCTTCGATTGAAATTCCTGTATAAATAATTGGTTTAGCGATTGCCATAGTGTTCCTCGTTTATTGGTTGTATTAAGATGTTGCCTGAGTCTCGTAAAGGCTTCGTTGCCCTGAACAATTCATTGTGAGTGTAATATATCGTTTTTTTCGTGTAAATCCACTTGCTCCATCATATCCGAAACTATCTATCGCATTACCTGTAACAAGCCCTGCATCCAACTGCTTTATCCAGTCAATCGTAGCATCTTTCAGGTCGGCAGCTACAAGTTCCGAATTGTCCGCATTATCGTTTCGGTAGGCACGAACAACGCTAATATCAATGCCAATGCGCTGTCGTGAATCGGCAGGCTTCTCGGCTCCGTACTTGATGATGTCATCTTCATTATCAAGGTACATGGCAATTCGGGCTTTCACGGTAATCTGTCGGGCTTCTAAATCTTCGGGAAGCTCCTTGTACTTCTCATACATCACATCACTATCGCCAATGTAGGTTTCAAGGTCAGCAATAAGGGTATCAATGATTTTTCGGCTATTTCCCACGTAGTACCTCCGCAACAATGTCGCTTACTTTGCTTGTGAGGGTCTTAGGAATAGACTCAGGGGATTTCGGCCATATAGAGCGAATCTTATTCCCCTTTGCATTCCCTGTATGATGAAGCTGAAAAATGTCACCGCCTGATTGAAAAGAGATTGCGGTTACGCCTTTCTTACCACCTGTTGTCTGAACCTTCGTTTGGTCAATGCGGGAGTTTTTCATCCGTAAGTCCACGTTCTGCGTTTGGAGTCCTAATTTCTTGCGCCTTTTACGATGGGATTGCGAATAATCATTATTGTACGGGTCAGCGCCAAAACCTGTTCCGACCTGAGTGTTGGCTTTCATCTGTTCTTCAAATAGACCCGCAACTTCCTTGCCTGCTTTCTGAGTAATGCTATTAATCCGGGGCTTTGTAATCTCTTTGAATTGAGCTTCCATACTTTTCATATATGCCTCCGAACAATACTGTTTAACAGATGCTTCGCTTCCAAAGAGAGATTGCCGACACTTGTCATAGCGGGCGTGTCGGGGTCTTGTCGGTTTTTAAACTGCAAATTAATTTCTTGTAGAATAGCAGGTCGAATCTGCTTGGGTCGCTTGGCTTCGGTAAATCCCGAAACGTACTCAACGGTGAGTTTGCCTGTAACCGTAAAATCATAAAGCCGTTTGTACTTCATGCCCTCTATTTTGTAATGCGTGCCCTCGGTGAGCGTTGTCTCATTTCCATCTTGATCTTCAACTTTTACCGATGTGATAGATACGTGTGGCCCCCGACTAAGAATCGCTAATTGTGGCGTTCTGTACCAATACGATTTGATATTTTTCTGAATCACATCCAGTCGTATGTAGTCCTCAATTTGGGCTGTAACGGCATCAATAAGATCAGTGATGGTAAGGTTATACTGATCGTGTCGGAGGGGTAGAAAGTCCTTAACCTGATCGACTGTGACGACTTCGGGTTGATTGGCTACCTCGCTGACAATCTCTGTTTGGTCAGGCGTGTAACGGGTTTCCCTCGGAGGGGTTAATGGGTTGTTATATGACTGGGAGTTACTTAACAACGAACCCTCTTATTTTTTAGATGTGGAAGATTTCTTTTTACTGCTTTTTTTGCTTGAACTTTTCTTGGCAACTTTTACTTCGCCTTCAACGGCTTTTCCCGAAGCTACAAGGTGCTGAAACAATCGCTTTTGCTGTGTATTCTCGGAAGTCAACACCGTGCCTTTGGATTTTGTTTCCCGTGTAACCGCATCAAGAGACAAACTTGTGTCCTCTTTGAGCGTGATTTTCATTGGTTTCATGGTCGCTTTGTTTTGGAATTGAAAGGATGATTTCGGATGGTTCTGCATAATGAGAAAAATATAAACATCGGCTCAGTTTTTGGAGCCGAACCGATGTTTTATCAATTATGGCTATGTGGGTACATCTACGGGGTAGCCTAACAACGTGCTTACCGCAATTTCCACTTCACCTGAATCGGGTGCGGGAACCTGAACGAACAGGTATCGCTTCGATGGTACAACGCTCGCTATGAACGCTGTCTGAGGTGCGTTAATCGCAGGGTTGGATATGACCCTGCCTGCGGGAACCTCGGTAGCATTACCAAACGTGTCATCATCACTCTCGAAAAACTTGAGAGTCATTGCATCGCTTGTCAGGTCAACGGTTGTGTCGTCACCAACAATGGTATTGACGGCAACGCCCTCAAAACCTGCGGTGTCAACAGCAACGCCATTTGCCGAAGCAGCGTGATCGGCTGCAAGGTAGTTGATACCTGTACTCAGTGTTTGTCCTAAGTCAAAATGTGCCATTGGTTACCTCCTATGGGGCTGTGATTTGAAGTTCAACAAGAGCTTCATCAGACTTCGTAGGCTGACCGTCAATTCGGCTCATGATGTTATAGTTACGAATCCAGTCAGCAGATTCAGTGTATGGGTCGTCAATCACATACATATCGCTACGCATGGTCAGTTCGTACCCTTGATCGAAGTCACCATACAGAATCGGAACCTGACCTGCGGAGAAGTCGCCTGAAAATGCACCTGCAAGATCGCCTTCACGGGCTACGTTGACAGGAGCGCCAAGAAGCAGGGTTGGGGTTCGCCTTGTAAAATCAGGCTCCCACGTGTACTGCAAGCCGTTTGTGGCTGACAGAACCAATGTTCGGATGTATGCCCGTGTTTTACGAGTAAACAACCAATTCGCATTTCCCTGATACGCTTCAAGAATGCTTTCCTGCATCTTGATAAGAATATCGGTAGTCAATGAAAGCGAAGATGATTCATACGCTTTGCAATTTCCAATAAGACCTTTGGGTTTACCAACACCGTTACCGCTTGTAACAGCTGTTCCCACGCTCACATCAAAATCTTCTTCGTATGCTCGCATGATTTCGTTTTCGATGTCATACCCTGAATCCTGTTCTTCCTCAATGGACATACCATATCGGGCAGCAGCTTTCTTCGGAGTAAGCTCGACCTTGCGGTAGGTGGTTTTGCCTTTGGGTGTGGTTCCTTCTTCTTCAACCCAATTCAGACCTGGGGTAGAAGTACGAATCGTCACAATTTTCTTCTGACGGTCAGTAGTCGTATTTCGTACAAGACTTGTGACCGCATTGCGCTCAACAGCGTTATACAAAATCTGTGTTGACATTTCAGCAGGCATCAGTAATGCGCCACCGCTTGCTACGTCAAAACGAACAAAGTTGCTCGACTTGGTTTGTAGCATGGGATGGTAAGCAGACTTCATGCCAATTTCTTCCTGAATGGATTTTTGGTTGAGTTCTTCTCGCCTTCCTTTTCCGAACATGGAAAACGCCTTCCGGAACGCCTCTTTATGCTCTTTGTTTTTCTCGCCATCAACGGCTTTGCGACTCTGAGACTTTAGATCAAACTCAAGTTGGTCAAGTCGATCATTCATTTTTGTAGAAGCATCCTCAAACTCAGACTTTGTGAGTATTCCTTTTTGGAAATCCTCAAACTTGGTCTTTAGCTCAGAGGCTACTTGTCGAAATTCTTCCTTCGGTGTCATGTCAGATGACTTTTTGGCTTTAGCACCGCCACCAGCACCATCTTCATGAGCATCAAAACGAATGTTTAAATCTTTTTCAAACATTTTTTTCCTCAATTTTTGTTGTGATTTGTCTTAATGTCTCAGTAAGTGATTTGTAATCGCCTTCCTGAGCCTGATTGCCAGTGGGCGCATCAGATTTCACGGCTTTTTGCTCAACACTGAGCGTTTGCCATGCCTTACGTTTACTATTATAAGTAATTTTTCTTGATTTCGCATCCCTAATTCGTGCGTGCGTGTCCATTGGGTACGGTGTGATCGTCATTTCCTCAAGAGCAATCTCCTGTAATTCACGAACCCCGTTAGGCAACGGTTCGGATTTAATGGTTCTGTACCCGATAGAGAATCCTAACGCTTTGCCTTCATCAAGCATGAACTTGACCATTTTGTAGCCATCATTGACCGCCTGTATATCGAGGGGCATCTTGGCTTTCACCATCAATCCTTCTTCGGAGTCCTCAAGTTCAGCAATCCCCGCAACGTCACTGACTTTCCACCCGTGATCGAACATGAGTTGAACTTTGCCATCGTTGTGAGCAATCGTCTGTGTATAGGCTCCTTTCTTGACCGTATCACCGCCCAAGTCCACTTTGCCGTACGCAGAGCCAAGCCCTGAGATG